GCTGCTATGCACGGAAGTCTCGTTACTTCCTCGCTCATTAGAGAGACAACTGAAACTGAGTCTCAGAACTATGGATATAAATTTGGTCAAGAAGAAGAAACTTACAACATCGTTGCAGCTCATGGCTACTTCGGTAGATTAATTTTCCAATATGCTAGCTTTAATAATAGCCGTGCTCTTCATTTCTTCCTTGCTGTTTTCCCAGTCACTTGCATATGGTTCACCTCTATGGGAGTCTCAACTATGGCTTTTAATCTCAATGGTTTTAACTTCAACCAGTCAGTGGTTGATGCCAATGGTAAGATTGTTCCCACCTGGGCTGACGTGCTCAACAGGGCTAACCTAGGTATGGAAGTAATGCATGAGAGGAACGCACATAACTTCCCACTCGACTTAGCATCAGGCGGCTCGGAGATAATCTAGTAGAAGCCACCTCAATCCACGTCCGTTCAACCTTGAATCTCAAGGTCGCATGAAACCACAGCATGGAACGGGGTTGTGGTATCGGAGATTTACTATGACAGTAAAACTAAGATATCGTGGTATTGAGTACACAAAAACAAAGTAACTTAATTTAACATGAAAACAATTGCACTAGCTCTAGCAGCAACTTCATTTGCTTCTGCTCCTGCAATGGCTGGCGTTTATCTTAACGCTGAGTCAAATGCATCTTACTCTGGTACAGATTATACTTCTACCACAACCGATCTACACATAGGCTACGAAGGTGATATTGGTAAGCTTGGATACTATGTCCAAGGTGGACCTTCTTTCGCCGCAGCTGATGGAGTAGATGGTACATCAAATCTTTCTGGTAAGCTCGGAGGTTCCGTAGCAGCATCAGAGAAATTTGATATCTATGGAGAAGTATCATTCGCACAAGTAGATGATGCTGATAATACTTATGGTACCAAGATAGGTGCCAAGTACAAGTTCTAAATTTAATGAACTATGGTTAGGGGTCTTCGGACTCCTAATCTTTTTCATCTTTATAGAAACAATGCACTTGAATTACCATCGTAATGAAGTGCCGTGCGCAACCACAGAAAACTATTAAGTCTTACGTGGCGGAACTACGTAAGGTCACTCAACCTATAACTATTTAATCATGGCTTTTTATGCTAACGAATCTGCAGGCACTGTACACTACAGCAATGCTGACTGGCAAACTGCAGGTATTATAACGAATGACTACATCATCGACTCAGCTGATACAGGTGGAAACCTACCAACTGATGGAACTAATGGTGAAACATATCGTGCACCACTAAGCTTCCCGCTTGGTAAGTATGAGCGTGCTCGTATACGTGGTCTTGTTGATATCACCTATCTTGATGGTGACTTCAAGTATAAGCTTACTGTCCCTGCATCTTCTACATCTGCAAGGATTATTACTAAGAGCTCAGAGACTCCTATTTCTGGTGACACATCTGAAGTTACTGCTCTTTCAACAAATACCGCTGGTGTTGTTGAAGTTGCTGTGACCGCAGCTGATGGAGCTGGTTATGTCTTCTTTGAAGGTACAATTGAAGCTGGCGGTACTGCAGGTACTGTAGCTTTTGAAATCGGACAGCGTGCTAACCACTCTAACGACACTGTACTTAAGGAAGGATCATACCTAGAATATCTTAAGTTCTAAATACATAGGAGGTTCACCCCTCCTTCCGCGAGCTTAGTTTAGCGGTAAAACTGTAGCCTTCCAAGCTATTGTCATCGGTTCGATTCCGATAGCTCGCTTTGGCTTTAGGCCCTTACGAGGATACCCTTAAGCTGTCTAGACGGTGGGATAGACCACAACAATATAAAATTTTCTCAACGTTGAGAGTCTGTAAACTTATACAAACTCTTTTAATATAATGGCTAACGCCACACAGTCAGTACTCGGTGCCCTGAATAAGGCGGTCTCAAACACCGCTGGGTCTCAGGATTATGATACCAAGTACGCGACTTATCTGAAGCTGTTCTCAGGTGAGCTATTCAAAGCTTATGAGTCAGCAACAATAGCACGTGAAACCGTGCAAAGACGTACCCTAAAGAACGGTAAATCATTACAGTTCATCTTCACGGGACGCATGCAAGCTGCCTATCATGAGCCAGGGACACCTATCCTTGGATCAGGCGATCCTCCAGTAGCTGAGAAGACCATCCAATGTGATGACCTTCTTATCTCTAGTGCTTTCGTATATGATTTAGATGAAACACTTGCACATTACTCATTAAGATCAGAGATCTCCGCTAAGATCGGTCACGCTTTGGCTGAAGCATATGATAAGAAAGTCTTCCGTACAATTGCACTAGCTGCAAGGGAAGCTCATCCTATCACTGCATCACCAGGACCAGAACCAGGTGGTACTCAGATCAGACTAGGATCTGGTAAAGAGTATGACGCTCAAGCTCTAGTAGATGCCTTCTTCGAAGCTGCTTCAGTTCTCGATGAAAAGAATCTACCTAAGACTGGACGTACTGCTGTACTATCTCCTCGCCAATACTATGCTTTAGTATCTCAGGTATCTTCCAACATCCTTAACAGGGACTATGGTAACAGCCAGGGTAACTTAACATCAGGTGAAGGACTAGTTGAAATTGCTGGTATCTCTATCAAGCGTTCTAACAACCTACCTTTCCTTGCTGGTACAGTTAACCCAGTATCTGGTGAGAACAACACCTACAATGGTGACTTCACAAACAGCTGTGGACTTATCTATCAGCGTGATGTAGCTGGAATTGTAGAGGCAGTTGGACCACAAGTCCAAGTCACAGGCGGTGACGTGTCAGTTTTATACCAAGGAGACGTATTAGTGGGAAGGCTCGCAATGGGCGCCGGAACACTAAACCCTGCTGGGGCTATCGAACTTCTTAACACATAAGGAGGTATATTATGTCAGTTGCACCTGGCAAATGTAAGAAGCAGACTCATACCACAGGTATGGGTACTGCTCGTTCAGTAACAACAAACATGCCAAGCCCAATAGAGTATGGACGTACAGTACAATCCGATGGATTGTCTGCACTTAAATATGGTGCTTGCTAATTAATCATTTATAACTATGGCCGTTTCTGTAGCTAAAGGGAACGCTGGTGTATGCACAACAGATGCAACACGTGAAAGCGTATCTCGTACAAATGGTGACGGTACAGATATTCGTTCGTCTAATGCTATATACTCAGTAACTAAAAATCTGAGGTTAGCATATCCAGGCGTTGAATGCAACGTTACCTAATCAATTAATAAGGGGAGTCTCTGTACTCCCTTTTTTTTATTCACAAATATTTATACCTATGACTACCACAACCGTTGATATCGATACCGAACTATCCGCAGTCAATGCGATCCTTGGTAGCATCGGACAGTCTCCTATTAATGGGATAGACTTCGCTAACCCTGAGATATCATTTATTTATAACATACTGAAAGAAGTAAATCAAGATGTCCAGAGCGAAGGTTGGACTTTCAATTTAGAATACCATATAAAAGAGACTGTAAGTCCTACAGATAATAAAATAATTATTGAATCTGATGTGATCCGTATAGATATGGAAGATGCATGGGATCGAACTCGTGACTTTGTAAGGAGAAGAGATAGTACTGATGGGTTATGGAAAATATATGATAGAGTAAATCATACATTTGAGTATCCAGATAATGATTATTTCTATGTTAATAAAGTTAGACTGTTAACCTTTGAAGATATACCAACAGTGTTCCAAAGATATATAATATATAAAGCATCAGGTAGAGCAGCTGTACAGTTAGTATCTAATGCTCAACTACAGCAGATGTTACAGACATATGAGTTACAAGCTAGAGCTGCTTGTATGGAATACGAATGCAATCAAGGTGACCATAACTTTATGGGTTGGCCTGATGAATCTGCATACCAATCTTACAAACCTTATACAGCATTGAGACGCTAATGGCAAGTGTAACACAAAAAATCGGTAACTATGTTCTTGGTATTTCTACTCAACCAGACGAGAAGAAATTACCAGGACAAGTAACTGATTTAGTCAATGGCGTACCAGACGTAGTACGTCAATTAATCAAACGACCAGGTAGTAATTTAGTAACTTCAATCACACCATCTACTGCAGCTCATACTAAATGGTTTAATATCTATACAACTAGCTCGGAGCAATACATTGGACAAGCAGGTGCAGATGGTGCTGTTAAGATATGGAGATGTAACGACGGTGTTGAAATACCCGTGGATTATGCAAATATTCCTGGAACAAATAAAGCTACTTACCTAGATAATACTGCTTTACTAGATGAGAAATCATCTGACATACAGGTCTCAACAGTTAATGAAAGTACTTTCTTTATTAACAGACGTAAGACCGTAGCTATGAAGACTGGTAAATCTGATTTATCACCTGCTAAAATCTACGAAGCTTATATAGAACTTGATACTATAGCTTATGGTAAGCAATACTCTTTAGATATTTATGATCCAGATGATAATACAGAATATGTACATACACGTGCTACTGCTATAGTAGTAGATGAGACTACAAGTTACAGTGGTTCTAGTAATGGAGATTGTAAAGGTATGGGTAGAGAGACAGTAAATGTCAACTCTATCAATACTGCTTCCCCTGCTATATATGCAACTTCACCTCCTAACGCAAGTTCAGGTGGTAAGACTAATCTTAGGTATGAGATGGACACTCGTTGTACTCCTCAACCTACTGATGACGACGATAATGATAATTACCATGATGCCTATGCTCCATATTCTAAACTACAA